GTTTGAGTAGTCAAGACGTGGTATGTTAAGTCTTGTTTCCGTCTTTTGGTAGGGTAGAGCGGTTGAGCCTTCAACGAGTTGTGCGCCCCATACAAAAATGCCGCTCACACCATCTCCCAAATAATTAAAATCACCCGCTGCGTTTAATGTTGCAACCAAATGTAATTGAGCTGAAGAAGTAGCTGAAGTTTGAGTATAAGTAATAGAGCAACGATACCAACCATTATCTGCTGATATCATTGAAGCAGTACACAAAGTCGGAGTGCCTATAATAGTGCCATTTGACAAATCAAAATCAGAAAACGCATTTAAACCTCCAGCAATAATTCTTGCTTTGGTACGTTCCGATGCTTTTAAATAAAAAGATAATGTGTATTGAACACCTTGCTCACTTATTGCGTTTTGTCTTGCTCTATGCGAATTTGTTGTATTATCCTCTACAATTTTGTCAGCAGTTAAGCTACCGTTTGGTGCAGTAGTGATATTTGCAGTTATAGTAATTCTTTCTTGAATCCAAGCCGCATTATCAAACTGCTCCGAGTACGTCAACAAATTATAAGGCACTAACTCAACCAACCCCGCAGAGTTAACTCTTGTTGCAGTTGTTGCTCTTGTTACGGACATATCGCCCGAACCATCGGACGGAATAACGGAATAAAGTTTGCCCTCTTTGTATCCGTTTGGCGTTACTATTAATGAAGCGGTATCTAATAGGCTCATATATCAAATTGGTTAAGTGTTAATTCAAGGCAAGGTTCTGCCTCCAGGACTCCACCCTCGGCATTGATTCTCGCAATCAGTAGGTCAATCAAATCAGCATTCTTTTGTATCTCCATAGCAAGTGCTTGAATCCATGAGCCGTTGACTGGAGCAGTGGCACCGAAGTCCTCAGCCAAGGATTGAATCCATCCCTCACCAAGATCGTGGTTGACATCAAAGAAGTCGCACAGTGCTTGGAGCCATGACCCATTGACCGTTGCGGTGATTCCATAGTGAAAGCAGATGGACTGCCAAAGTGACTCATTGACCACCGACCCATTCAGGTCATGCAGTATCGTGTGGAGCCATGATTGATTGTATATTGCCATATCCTATGTTGCAGATTTGATGCCAAGTGTTTAGAACGCAAAGTATGAATCATCGGTATAGTACTCCTGACGGATGTGAGTCGTGGCATATCGGATGGCATCCATGGCATCATCGTACAGCTTCACCGGTTCATCCATGATGAGGTCCCCGACCTTTTTCCATTTGTAGTTCTCGTATTCCTTTTTGACTCTCGGGTCATCCTGACACCACACCCCGAAGGTCTTGATGTTGTCGATACCTTTCTTGACGACCTTGTTGGCATTCATCACATCGTACCCAGCGTTGTTCATCTCGGCAATGATTTCAGGTCGTGCGTAGTCAGCCACGATGGTCACATACTTCTCGATGTTGAGTTCATCCATTCGAGCGATGAGGTTGGTGGTGGTCAGATACGACTCATAGATGACAGGCTCGATGTAGATGTCATTGTCGCAGTGGTACACCCTCATCAGAGCGGTGGGGTGATTGTACCCGAAATCGATTCCATATACGAAGTTGACGAACCGAGCGGGTCGATGCTTGACGAAGGTCCAGTTTGAATATATGTTCGATTTGCTGATTGCCTTCTCACCGAGCGCATAGATTTGGTACAGTGCCTCATCAGTGCGCTTGAGGTCCTCGATTTGTCTCTTGATGCTGTCGGGGAGGAATGGGTTGTCCTTGTACGTTGACTTGATGATGATGCTCTCCTCCATCGGTAGGTCATACAACCAGGATGAACTCTCACTCGGGTTGTAGTCGAAGATGAGCTTCTGCTCGGTCCTCATGTTGAGCTGTTGGAAGTCCTCGAACCATAGCTCATTGGCTTCATTACACCAACCAATATCTCTCTTCCTTCCTCGAATCTTTTGCTCATCATCCACTGAAAAGAACTCCACGATGCTGCCATTGGGGAAGGTGTAGATGTGTTCAGACTTGTTGTGGTTGCCGACCTCATATATCTCCATCGCCTTCATGATTTCAAAGAAGTCACGCATGACTGTTGCCCTCAAAGCTGGGAAGGTCTTCCGTACCACGCTGACCACCTTGTTGGGGTGTTGGATGCAGTACACAATTATCATCTGACACAGGCTGTATGTCTTGCTTGATCGTGAGCCACCCTCATTGATGATGAACCTGAGGCTCGGGTCAGCCAATGCAGTGTAGTTCTTTTCGAAGATGACAGTGCTGTCTATCGTGATTGCAGCCATAGGCAAAGTTTAGGCAATAGGGATGCTATACAGGTATTTCTCCTATATAGACAATTTGACCACTAAGATAATAAATATATCTATTCAGTAGGTCTAATGATGTTAACTTTCACCTCAGAGATACTTTGCCCTCCTGAAGTGATGTCGGTTTTCTCAGTCAGTCCATTTAGACGTTGAGTGATGGATGGGTTGTATTGTCCAGCCATACCTCCCTCGATTTGGTCTTGCTTGATGTTTGCCTCTATCGTGCGGCAGATTGTGGCATAGTCAGAATATCTCCCATCAGTATTTGCGAAATAATCCTCCACACTCTTATGCTTATCAGCTGCAAATGCTCTGAATCCGACCACAGTGAGAGGTCTCTCCAGTGGTACAGGAACAGCTTCACCGGTCTTGTTGGATAACTGATACAAATATCGTGGATTGTCCTTGCACCATTTGCGGTACTCTTGGAACAATTGCCACATATCTTCGGGTGTTGCGATGTGTTTTGGTCTACCCATTTGTTCTCTTTCGTTTTGCTGTTGCGTTTACTGGTCTTTTTCGTTTTGGTTTTGGTTCAACTGCTGGAGCTTCGACTTGTGCAACTTGCTCATCCTGTTCGACTCCTGTGTATTGAATCGGCTCAGGCACTGTTGCGGTCTCTGCTTCCTTTTCGAACAAATATCCGAGTCCTATGCTCACATAATATCGGTACTTGCTGACATCTATGTTGTCAACAATGATGGTTTTGTTTCCGAGCGATGTCCTCTTGATGATGGTCTTACCCTGAAATTCGGTTTTTATTTTCATTGTATATGGTTTTTAGGTTGTTTTTTATCTCTGCAATTAGGTAGTGCGCTGAGGTCGGTGGGATATCGAAGTACTTCGCCATTGATCGTGCTGTGGTGTAGCCATCATCGAAGTAAGCCTTCGCCACTGTTATCTTCACATTGTCGGTGAGTGAATCTCGGTATATGTCCACACATGACTTCCATCCATGGTACTCCTTCTCGATATTTATCTTGTCGATGAGGTCGGTATCATCAACCATCACATCAGGAACGGCTGTGTCATTTGCTGCCATGCGCTCCTGTCGATTGGTGTCGAGGTTCTGCCACATCACTTGTCTCTTGATTGAGTTCATCATGAGTCCCTTGACATCGGGGTCGGGTCCTGGGTCTTGAATTGACGTGCAGTGAAGGTATGCGTTGTTGATGACAACATCGGGATTGATGCGTGGATTGTACTTGGAACAAAAAAACCGAGCGTATCGAAATAGCTCGGCATAATGCCTGGTGATATATCGGTCAAGAGATGCTTTCATACCAATTGATGAAGTCCTTGTACCATATTTTGCGCCTCACCATGGAGCAAAAGCATTCTCGGTCTGACTTACCCTCGACTCGCTCCTTGATTTTCTTGAGTGGGAGCAGTGCTTTCTTGCTGAACCGGTGCGCATCATCCATCGCAATCACTGTTGCGATATATTCGAGGTCAGTATTTGTCAGTCCTGTGTCCATTGAGTGATAAGATATGCCACCATTGAGACGAGTGCGGCATACATTATGTTGCCTGTGAGTATCAAAGTGGTCCAAAATGATGTACATTTCCAGCAACCGAATGCTGAATGAATATACTGAGCGAGTTTTGATTGAGGTACCCACTGAATGAATACATAGTCAATCACCCAGTGCAGAGGTTCGAACTTGGCGATGAGCCATCCTATGACGAGTCCTGTGATTAGTGCTTCCATATTTCAAAGATACTGTAAATTGTTACACAAAGCGTTATAGTACCAATGAGTATCATGGTGCTGTATGCTCCCATCTCCTCTCGGCTTTTATCTTGTCGGGTTGGTTTATATTCTTTTTGTTTCATAGGTCAAAGGTTAGGTCATTATCGTTCATTGCTTCCCTGAGCATATCTCTGCATTTCAAATACCATTTCATTTCTTGTTCAGTAGCCTCTCGGTTACCGATGTATCCATGCTTCACGATGCCTCTGAGTTCTTGGTCAAGTTGCCACATAGCTTGTTGCCAATTACCAGCATTGAGTGCTTGGATTGCGTCTTGCTCGTTGTCGTATTCTATTGTGATTTTCATAGTTCTTGTTTTAATTTTTCAATGTAAAGCGTGGCATCCATCAACTCCTCCTGGAGATGGTTGAGCCATCCAATCAGGTTAATGTCATCACGATCAAGAGTGCGACCATACTTCTCGATGCCTCTCTCACTGCGCTCATAATACTTCGCCAGTACTCTGAGCAGTATTGGGTCTTTGATTTGCTGTTCCATCAGTTCAAACTTGCATATTGTGCATAGAACTCATCAGCACTCACCTCGGAGATGTGTACCTCATCGGATACAGTCAGCACAATGCAGCTGTTGACGTTAGGCATCATATCAAAGAGGTCTCTGATTCGAGCGATTATTTGGTCGAGATTGTCGTTGTGAGTCCCAACATAGGCGATAAAGTACTTCATTTCATTAGATATTTGAATGCTTGAATATAGAACTCCTCACTCACTGACTTGCCATTCATAAAGCGGTACAGCATCGAGTAGTTCACCTTCATATCCTCAGCCATGTGGGTCATCTTGTACCTCTTGACGAGAAGGGAGTCCAACTCACGCTGGATGAACTCCCTGATTGTCTCCCCATCAGAAAGGTAGATCGTCATCGATTTCATCAGTGATAGGTTTTGATGCGATTCTGATGTCCCATGCGTTCAGTGATACATAAAACTTCCCATTGTACTCACGACCTCTGAGGTCAAACTTCACCTCGCACTCCTGACCGACTTTGGCTCCATCAAGGAACTTCACTCTCTCATTGACTGCTTGGAACTGTACCAACTGAGGATACTTGTCTCCGATTGATAGTACGAACTCAACGAGGTTCATCTTCTCACTCACTTGTCTTGGCTCACCGATTAGGTGGATTGTGCCTTTTGCTTTTAACTCTTCCATGTTCTTGGGTTATTTATTTACTAATTGTTGATAATACTCATCATAGTACTCAGATGCCAACTTCAATCGCTCAATCATCTGAATCTCTTTATCCTCATCTCGGTCCCACCACAGGACAGTGATTCGTTTCTCGGGGTCAATGTGGTCGACTCGATGCAGCTGAAGGTTCTCCCATTCGTTCAGGTACTCATCCCAAGTGGTCACCATGCAGTACACGAGTTCAGCCATACCTTTATCATACAACATCATGTATGCTCTAAGCTGCCACTCATACGCTGAATTGTATCCTTCCTCAGGTGTAGCTGGGAACGTATCGAGCGACCATGATGTTTTGATGTCGATGATTTTGTCCTCCAGTACGATATCAGCAGTACCGATGAGATAGTCATTCTCGACTGTTGTCTCATTCTTTCGGTAGTCAGTGAATCGAACTGCATTGAGTAGGGAGATTGACTCAAGTTCTTGCTCCCTACCTTTGAAGATATACTTGTTGTTCAGTTCAGTGGTGTAGTTATAGAAGTCCTCCTTCGCACACTGTCTGATATAACTCTTGGCGGTTTCTCCCATCTCTGACTTCCCTCTTCCGTTGGTCATCAGTTTCCCGATTTGCGATGGATGCCATTTCATAGTGCGAGAGCTTTGAGTTGAACTTCAGTGAGTGCGTAGTTGGCAACCAACTGCTCTGCTGTGTACTTGCCAGCTTCAATCGATGCGACTGCGCTCTCAAATCTCTCATTACTTAGTTTTGGTTTTGATGTAGCTGCGTGAGTTGCTGTATTGCCATCATCATCCACTGCTTGAAGGCTGAGAAGCGATTGAATTGTACCTCGTCTGAAGTAAGTAACAGCTGCCAATGATTTCTGAGGGTCCAACATTGGTGGCAAACTCATAAATGACTCAATGTGTTCACCTGATTCGATGTCGATGATGCGAGTCACCACATCGTTGCCAACCACAGGCTGCAACAATAGCAGTCCATGCTCGTGAAGTATTGGCTCCACAGTTGTGAGTAGCGCATTGATATCAGCGTAACTCTTTTTGAAGTGTGGATTCGTTGCATTCTTGGACACCTTGCCAATTTGCTGCTTGGCAGCGTGTAGCTTCTGCCAAATGTTGAGGGTTGGCATCTCTGCTCCCTCGGTTTTTTTCCTTGTTGTTGTCATAATTGTTAGAATTTATTGTAAAAATAAGCATTTATTTGATTACTTGTGTAAACTCATCATAAAATTTCAGCATATCTGCAAAAGTTTTTACGATTATGTATGTGCCACCAGCCTCTTCAATGGCTTTTTGATAGTCTTTTTGTGCTTGAGATTGCCTATCCTTGCCATACTTGACCTCAATCTTCACTGACCTCCCCTTGATCGTTGCTGATATATCTGCTGAACCTGGTGTTCCTGTTCCCTTGGTCCACTGCCCACCAATGGCAACACCATCAGTGCGATACTTTTTTCGATACACACCCATTGTGTTGATGCGTTCAGCTTGGCATCCATTGAACTGAAGGAATGCAAGGATAGGC